TCACAGCACCAATCACTCTGTATAGAAATGGATCAATCTGCTAAGATAGCGCCGGAGCGTTCCTCTCCACGGAGGATGGTTGTGGCTTATCCAGCAGGCCAAGGTTTGGGGTCGATGGCTGCGGCGAAAGTGCCGGGGCCCCAGCAGGGCGGTGGGTTGATGCAACTTACCCAGCCTATCTCTGGACCCAATAGCGCTCCCCCTGATGACAAACCCATCGGGGAAGTGGCCCACGACGACTTGGATGAGGTTCAAGGGGCCAGCAAACTGATTGGACAGTTCGAGAACGAAATTCAACTGTCTGATGATGCCCGGCGCGATAAGGAATGGGCATGGTGCAAGATCGAAAAGTATTTGCGCGGCAAGGATGTGAACGAGCCGCGTGAAGGTTATGAGGAATCAACCTTCTTCTATCGTCGTCTGCCCCGAATCGTTCAGATTGGGCGAGCGAAACTCTTTAAACAAGTCTGCCCGTTGCAGGGGCGGCCCTGGGAAATCAAGCCATCGCCTCGCCGGCGCACGGTCATGGACCCCAAAGAGGAGGAGAAACGCATTTCGCGTTTGCGCGAAGAGTACGAGGACATCCACGAAGCCATGGAATTGGAAAACTGCATGGATGAGATGTGCACCCAAATGTCCTCGCTTGGTTCTTCGGTCGTCATTGGTCCTACCCAACTGCGCCAGCCGGCGCTTCGCTGGAATGATGGTGATGAAGAGATCGAAAAGGAGGACATCCGCAAACCAATGTGGGAGTTTGTGGACCCCAAGCGCGTCTATCCTGATCCCAATAGCCGGATCCAGCAGAGCCTTGAATACGTCCATGTCCATCATGTCTATTCGGCTCACCAGATTCGGAGCCTGATGGATGACCCGACCTTCATCAATGAGGAACTGGCCGATCTGCTGATCGATATGCCAGATGGCAATTGGGCGGGGAACCTGCGGCGTTGGGAGATCTTTCCTTTCCCCGCGAATATCAGCAACTCGATGCTGAACCGCTACATTGTTTGGCGGCGCATCGGCGTGCTCAACTCCCAGGCGATGGAAGATCTTGGCGAAGACATCCAGGCACAGATCAAGGAACTGGATATCACGGATGACTTGGGCAATGTGATCGGTCATCGCGATTTCAGTGGCTTGTCGAAGGATCAGAAACGCGCCTTGGTGGATGGCATCTGGGAAATCTGGTGGTGTGGGTCGCACATCCTCAAGGTGTCCAAGCGCAAGTTCCAGCCGAAGCGGATGTACGTGCACTTCATCCCGTTTCGGGTGGACCCTGGAAGCATCTTCGGTATCGGAGCCGGTGAATCCGGACTCGAAGTATGCGAGATGCTGATCAATATCTGCCGTGCGATCGATGATGCGTTGGCCGATACCTCTGGCTTCCAAGCGATGATCGATGCGGGCTCTATCGAGAACAAGGATCTTCGCATCCGTGGCCGCAAGACATGGCTCTGGAGAGACAAGGGCCTGGGGAAGAAGGTGGGTTCAACCGGGAAGCCGATTGAGTTGTTTACGGTTCCTTCCAATCTGGACAAGCTTTTGGAATGCGCCAAATTCTTTGAGTCACTGATCCCCGTGGTGACGGGGTTTACAGAAGCGGCTGCGGGCAATCAACTCGGCTCCGGGATCCGGACCGACGACATGTTAGAGCGCATTTGGGATTCCCTGGAGGAGTTCATCAAGGATGTAGTTGGGAACGTGGACCGTTATTGGTGGAAGCCTCATCTTCGGGATTGCTATCACTGGATCCGCACCTTCTATGTAAACAAGGATGAATTCAAAGTCGAAGCTGACCTCCAGGTCCAGGGCGTTAAGGGTGCTCTGCGGCGTGAAATCACGGGCCGCAAAGCGAAGGAACTGTTCAAGGATCTGCACCAGTATGGTCTTCCCAAGTGGATGGATGAAATCGAATTCCTGAAGGCGATTTCTGAAGGCATTGGGCTGGACCAGGAATTGGCAACCAAGACGGTTGAACAGTATGTCCAAGCGATGGACCTTGAACTGAAACAAAAACAGTTGATGACGGCCGCCGGAGAGTCCCCCAATTCCAAGCAAAGGGCGCACGCTTCCGCTTTGGACACCATGGCTGAGATCTTCAAAGCCGGCATGGCGCAAGGCAAGGAAGGCGGCCCGCCCCCTCCCATCGTCATCCCTGCCGCCGAGCAGATGTTCAAGATGACCGGGAAGATGGATGAGAAAACGACCACTGCCTTTGCAGTCTGGGCGACAATGCTTTCCCAGCAATACATGCAAGCTGCTGCCGCGACTCAGCAACAGGCCCAAGTGCTGAGTGCCCCGGTCCCGATTGACAGCCCTGCTGAACTGACTCCTGCAGCCAAGGAAGCGGCAGCGCAAGCACGGCAGCCGGCCCAAGCAGCGCCTCCACAGCAACCTGCAGCACCGCCCGACATGGGGGCCCAGTCATGAGCAATCAGAGAGAACAATTCAATGCCCGGGTCAAGGCGCTGATGCCTGAAATGGTTATCCCAGATGATATGCCCGAAGAACAATCAGATATTCTCGCCAGAGATTTTCTGGCCAAGTATGGGATCAGCCACGAACAGGCTTCGAGTCTATTCCGGGATGGAAGCACTTTCCATACGATGATCGAGCACATGTACCAGGATGCTTTGGCGGAATTGCGGGAATGCAATATCGCCATAGACGGGCCAAGCATCCAGGCTCAGGTGCAACTCCTCAACCTGTTCCTGCATATTCCCGTTGAGATCGAAGCAATCAACACCGCCCCAACGCTGGGTCGTCAGCATTCCGCTGATCCCCAGGGGCTAGGAGCATAACATGGTAGCGCCTCAAGTCATCAACCCCCACAAGAAAGACTACGTTCCTCCCAAACTTTCCCTCAACGACCAGGCCGCGCTCGACAAATTGAACGAGCGGCTTGGCATCAAGGTCGATCCCAAGACTGGTGCCCTCAGTTCGGACTCTGGTTTCCAGGTCAACGTTGATGCCGAAGGCAAGGCCACGGTCATGAGGGACACTACCGTTCAAGGCAGCGTGTTTGAAGGTGATGAAGATCCCGTTGACGGCAGCGATACCGGATTCGGCTCTACGCTCCTGCAAACCGAGCATGAAGCAGTCGTCTCCCCTCTTGAACAGGATCGGCTTGAATCGGAATCAGGTGATCTTCCCTCTGATGAGGCAGTCCCCGACCCCGAAATCGAAGCGCAACCTGAGAAGTCCAAGGGACTCGACAAGCGGGAAGCCGACGCCCGCAAGGCACAGTCGGAAATGATGAAGACGAAGAACAGTTTGGACAAAACCAAACTGGAAGTGGAAGCCAGGATTGCGGAATTCCAGGATCTCGTGCAGCAAGCAGAAGTTCTCAAGGTCACCGGTTCGGCCTTCGTGCCCCCGGACTTGAACCCTGCCGACGAAGCGACGATTTCCGAATATCGCAGAGACTTCCCCGAAGCCGTCGGCGTCATGGAAGCCCTTGTTGCCCCGGTATACGCCGCTCTTGGCCAGATCAGGGAACAGGTTAATGCCACTGCCCAGCGCCTTGGCGAGCATTTCGCTAAGCAGCGCAGTGAAGCAGTGCAGGCTGAAATCTACAAGGTGATTCCAGCCCCTCGGCTTGAACAGATCAAGTCCAGTCCTGAATTTCTGGATTGGTTGACCAATTTGCCGAAAAAAAAGCAGAACTATATTTTCGCCGCCATGGATGGTCCCGCCAGCACCCTCGACCCGAACGATGTGCTCGAAGTGCTGAAGGACTTCTCCCGGGCTACCGGCCAGGATATTGGGATCAACGCCCCAGCGCCTGCGCCTCAGCGGAGAGATCGTCCTGCCATGGATACCGCCCCTGTTACAGGGACCGGTTCCGCCCTTCCGGAAGCCCCTAGGGCTGCCCGGAACAACCAACTACGCCCATTCACTACGGAAGAAATGCTCCAGCCGGGGTTCCTGAAAACAGGACTCTCGGAAGGTTCGCCGCAGGAACGGGAAATCTTCCGTAAACGACTTGAACTGAGCCAGCAACTCAATTTCGACGGGCGTTCGGCCTCACAGCTGATGCGCAACTAGAAAGCTGCCAGTTCCTTTGACCAAAGGAATCCATCATGGCCATCGGACGTGTAGTCCCTACCCAGAATACCGGCATCTCTGCCGCCTCCCAGGCGCTCCTCATCGAGGAGATCGTGGAAGGTCTGACCATGGATGTCATGCGCCGGGAATCTTATCTCGGCAAGATCGCCAACACCGAGGCGCTGAAGAAGCTTGAACAGTTCGGAGATCAGATCACGTTTCGCGTGCTCAATCCTCCCCCGATTCAGCCCTACTACGCCAACATGGACCTTGTGCCGACCGTCACCACGGGCACGAACTTCACGGTCCAGGTCAACAACGCCTTCTACGCCTATCCGACCCTCGACATCGTGGACATCAAGGAAATCAATCTCCCCCTCATGTCCCAGATCGCCCGGATGATGGCCGATGCCATGGCCGAGAACGAATACCTCGTGGTCGTCGCTGGCCTGATCACCACTGTCTACGGCGCCCCCACGATGGGCTATGAGGGCCAGATCCCCGGGACGGTCGCCTACAATCCCGTCGTGCCGACCTACGTGTCCAGCACGGATCGGACCGACCCGGATTACATCATCAACCAGTTCCTGGCCGCTCGGAAGGCCTACAACCAGATGGGGATCCCGCGCAAGGGACGCTATGCCATGGTCAATTCCGACGTGGAACAGATCCTCTTGCAGTCCGACCAGTTTACCTACCAGATCAATGGTGAGCGCAACGCCAAGATGATCGAAGATGGTGACTTCTCCATGCGTGTGGCTGGCTTCGACATCATCGTCACCGATGCCATCCCGACCGCTACCTATGGTGGCGTCTCCAACATCTGCCAGGGCGTGCTCGGGCACGTGAATGGTCTGGGCTTCGTCCGCCAGATCATGGAAACCGACATCAACTTCAAGATGCAAACCAAGGCTGGCCGGGCCTGCCGAACCTTCGATGTGTTCGGCTATGGCCTCTCCGACAGCCGCTATATGGGTGCCTTCCCCCTGAAGGTGGCCTAGTTCCCTGCGGTCGCCAGGAGTCGGTTGGTTCCGGCTCCTGGTCCCGCTCTTTTCGAGGTTCCTATGTCAATGAAAGAAGGAATGGAAAATCACGAGGAGGAGGCAAAGCATGCCGTAGCCATTCGCTACGAGGCTTTCCCGAGTGGCCGGCGGCCGCCTGACCAGATCCGATCCAGTGGCGTATCCGCTATCCAGTGGCAGTGGATGGTCCATCGTGCTCTCACGGCCAAGGATATTCACTGCCGAATCATCATGGACAACACGGAGGAAGGTAGAGCAATCCTGAACGGGACTGACCTGTCGAACATCACTTCCGAGTTCCT